GGGCGATGATTACGTCAAAATATGGCACATACATTCTTGCATTTTTAATGCGAGACGTGCTCAAGCGTATAGTCCTAGACAGTATTAGCAATTATGTCGTTGCAGTTGTTATGCTCATTTTTATTGAGCTGGCTCACGGCATTCCTTCAGCTATCGCCTTAATTGGTGTGACGCTGATTTATGCTTCTTACATTGCTGTCAAATTTTATGCGGTCAGGAGAAAGGCTGTGGAAGATTTTATCGCAGTCACCAAACCCTCTAAGTATCTCATTGAGATGACGTGGGAAACCAAAAAGAAAGTTATGGCCTTTATGGTCAGTGTTGGAATTTGGAAATTTTTAGTGTTCTTGGCGCGTAAATGGAAAACGTTGCCGAGCAAACAGGCCGCAGCCCCTATTAAGTTGACGCCTGATGCCAAACCATACCAGAAGACGGTTGAATTTTGGGACACACATGCGCAGGAGCGCGCCTACAAAATCGGAACGGCTGGGACCACCCATACCGCGCGAACAACAACGCACGAGCAGATTAAATCTGTTGTAGGTAAAAAATTGATGATTGTTATGAAGGAAGATGGCACACAATGCAATGCACTGCCCGTTAAAGGCAATGTGCTACTAGTGCCCAACCATATTGTCCCATCTGGGACTGAATTTGTCACCCTTAAGATGGTAGGAGGACATTTGATGAAAAACATTCCACTTGCGAAAGGTGCTTGTTACCGGATTCCCGGAACTGATTTAGCCCTTTGGTATAGCGCCGCGGTTGGACCGCAAAAGGATTTAGTACCTTATTATCCCGAAAAGATAAATACTGGGAAAAAGATTGAGGTGTACACTCTCTATAATGATGATGGAGCACTGAAACAATATCCTAAAATGATGGCGTTTAGGGAGCGAGTGGTTACCACAGAAGGTGGTATTTTTGCTGGTTTGAAGTATACCTTCCCCGAAGATACGTTCGGAGGCTTGTGTATGGCAACCTTAATTGGTACAGCAGGGGATGTCCCCTTTATCGCTGGTCATCATTTAGCAGGCCGTGGAACAACGGGCGCAGCTGGTTTTGTGTCCCGCGAGCAAATTGAAGCTGGAATTAAAGATTTGGATGGAAGGCCAGGTGTGTTGATTTCACACAGTGCCACACCGTTGGAAACGACTTCGATGAAAGTCGATTTTGGTCCATTGACTAGGCCGCACGATAAGTGCCCCACAAAAAACCTTCAGCCTGAGGCTAAAATTAGAGTACATGGTGGTCACAACCAACCTCGCTCTACGCCAAAAAGTGCTGTAGTTACCTCACTCATCTCTGGTGCAGTGAAGGAAGTCATGAAGATTGAAAAGAAACATGGACCCCCTAAAGGTATGGGGGATGCGCGTCATAAGGTGTTAGACCTCGAAGGAAAGGTCGATACGGCATCTAAGTTTGACGTTGATTTGTCATCTAAAGCGTATGTAGATTATTGCGCGAAATTGGATACCATTCCTAAAGAGGAATTGAAGAAGGTAGGAAAGATTTCGGATGATGCGAACCTAGCCGGTATGGACGGAGTTTTAGGCATTAATGCTATTAATTTCTCCACATCCATCGGGTTCCCCATGAAGGGGCCCAAAACACAATTGGTGAAGGAAAGCGATCGCAAGGTGGAAGGAATTTCCTGTCCACGCGATGTAGATCCCATGATTTTGGAGGAAGTGGCAAAGTTGGAAAAGAAACTCTTGAATGGAGAGTCAATTAATGCCATTTTTAAAGGGTCTCTCAAGGACGAGCCCACAAAACTTAACAAGGACAAGGTTAGGGTGTTCGCTGCGGCGAATTTCCCATTTGTCTTCCTAGTACGCAAGTATTACTTGTCACTAGCAGCACTGTGCCAGCGCAATAAAAATGTGACTGAATGTGCAGTGGGAACGGTTGTACAGTCCCCGGAATGGACTGAGTTGTTTGAACACATTGGAAAACACGGATGGGACCGAGCCATTGCTGGAGATTATGCCAAGTTTGATGGGCGAATGAGCCCTCAGTTTATGCTCATGGCATTTAAGTTGTTGATCCATTTGGCTGAGAAGTCGGGAAATTATGAGAAGGATGATCTTACCATTATGCGTGGTATTGCATCGGAAATCTCTTACCCCACATATGATTATTTTGGTACTTTAGTGCAATTCATGGGGTCTAACCCGTCAGGTCACCCGTTGACTGTTGTTATTAATAGTTTGGTGAACTCATTATATATGAGATACACGTATTATTCCATCGCGAAGAAGCGCAGGTGGTGGCGTGTTCCAAGGTTTGATCAGGTCGTGTCGTTGATGACATATGGAGATGATAATATTATGACAGTGGCCAAAGGATATGATGATTTTAATCATACGGCCATTGCACAGGAATTAGCTGATGTGGATATTAAGTACACTATGGCTGATAAGGACGCGGAGTCTGTCCCTTTCGTTAACCTAGCTGATGCATCATTTTTGAAGCACTATGCGAAGTATGACGAGGACTTAAAACTCTATCGTTCTCCTGTGGAGGAGGATTCAATCGCAAAGATGTTGCACGCTCACAAGAAGTCAGAAGTACTTTCTATGGAGCAATCTAGTGCGGAAGCAATACAAAATGTAGCGCTGAAGTACTTTGAATTTGGACGTGAAGTTTACACTCAGAGAGTAGCGGAATTGAAACAAGTCGCAGAGAAGACGGGCTTGTCCGGCTACGTTGGTCCTATCATGGACTATGATGAGAGGAAGAAATGGTATGTTGAGAAATTTGGATTGGAATCACAGGCTGGATACAAGCATGAGAAAGCAGAATGCACAGTGAATTCGGAAGAAGAACAATTGCAATTGAAAGCAATGGCAGAAATGCCGTTGAAATGTACTGCTAAAGAGTATGATTTTCCAGGTGGCCGTTCAGGCGATCTATTATATGTTGCCTCATTCATGAATGTGATGGTGGTAGTTGAGGTCAAATGTTGCAGTGCCGCAAATGGAAAGAAGGATAAGGCCAAGTTTAAACGTGTTAAGGAACAGGCAATAGATTTTGGTAATGCTATGCATGCCCTATACCCTAAGAATGCCGTGTATGCCGTTATCTACACGTATGATGGATTTGAGCTCGTCGGTAAGCACAATGTGCACAAAGGCCGATTGCAGGAGCACAACATCAAACTCCCTTTTTTGTAGGGAGGCCCAGTCTTCACTGATCACAGCAGACGTTAAATATTGCGATCCCGGCGCCGTTCCCGTGCTGGAGGCCTATGAGCCAAAATCAAAGAGGGCTATGTATTTTGTATATACGCACGCTCGGAGGATCTGAATGTCCTTTGTATATCGAGTAGTGGACAGGACACTTACATATCATTCATAAATATAGCACTGTCAAGCGTCGACTAATGCTACGCGCTTGTTACTTAAATAAATGCATTACTAACTTTTATAATTTATTAAATGAGTTGGCAACTCTCTTAAAGTTGCACGTTACGATGCTAGACTCACAATCAGGAGAACCTGGAGTCAGTGTCAGTGAAAGTTCCCCGACATCGACGGAACAAATCACATCCTTTGCGGATCAGGACGCG